ATATCAAATTGATTTTAGTTTGGTTCAATATAAATGTGATTCAGATAATCAATGTATTCAAGATAAGATTTTAATATTATCTCAAAATGATAAATTATATTTTTATGATATGGATATTAATCAAATTGATAATGATTTAATTAAAAAATATTAATAATAATTAATATAATAATTTATTAAGATATTAGACTGTTTGGGCGGTTTTATATAGTAAATGTAAAAGTATATTGCTTTTTATATAAAACCTGTCATACATGCTAATATAAGCTCACAGCTATGTGAGAAAACATAAGAAAGGTGTTGAAATAAACATTTGATATTTATAACTAGTAAACAAGCAAAAGAATTACGTGAAAGTGATATTTTAGAACGTGATAAAAAAAATGGTAGATTTTTAGACTTGCCTCATACTGGATATGGTAAAAAATCAAAACATAAAAAGTATTATACTACAAGAATTATATATCAAAAGTTTCTTAGAAATAAAAATAAATAATATTTAAGGAGAATGTAAGGAATATGATTAAAGTAATTTCTACTAACAAAAAGGAATTAAAATGTGAAGGTAAATTAAATGATATTGATGAAATTGGATTCCATATTGAAGATAAAGATGGAAAAGTTGATGTTTTAAAATTTGAAGAAATATTGAAATTATTTGAATATAAAAATTTTAAGTTATCTTTTATAGAACAAAGCAAAGACGAAGAAGATATTTCAGTAAATAAGTAATATTTAATTTTACATCTACCCTATTGATTACTAGGGAGATAATATTAATAAAAATATAAATAATAAGTGAGGGATTCTATGGATAGATATAAACGTAAAGAAACTGAGCATACTTTAGATTACCTCTTACGTTTAACAGAAATAAAAATAGAAGAAAAACCTGATGATTTAGATTGGGCAGACATAAAAGATCTTTGTGGATTTGATTGTCATTATGATTCTATTAGGAAAGCATTACAACCTATTGATTATGGTGGGTATACTATTTATAAATATTTAAAAGAAAAATATGCAAATATTGATTATTCAGAAGATGATTTAATTAAACAATTGCAAGAAACTAAAAGAGAATTATATAAGGAAAGACAAAAATTACGTGATGAAAAAAATGAATATAGTGCATGGCTTAGAGAGCAATCTAGGATGGAATTATTTTATGAAAGAATTGATGAATCAATTAATAGATTATTAAAAGAAAAACCTATTAATATTAATAAACCGATAGAAATTAATAATATTAATCAACAAATAATTTGTGCGTTTGCTGATGCTCATTATGATGTTGAATTTGAAATTAAAGGTTTTGATAGTCAAATATTAAATAAATATAATCCTGAAATATTTAAACAAAGAATGTGTAAATTGAAAGATGAATTAATTGATTTTTGTAAAATAAATAATTGCAAATCTGTTAGTTTAATTGATTTAGGCGACAGTATTGAAGGTTTGCTTCATATAAGTCAATTAAAATCTCTTAGAAACAACATAGTTGATGGAATCATGGATTATACAGATTTTATTATAGATTGGTTAAAAGATTTAAGTGAATATATACAAATTGATTTTTATACTTCTGAAGGTAATCATTCTGATTTAAGGTTATTAACTGGTAAAAAAGGTGATTTTCCACATGAAAATTTAGAAAAAATATATACTAGATTTCTTATAAAAGCATTTGAAGATAATCCTAATGTACATATATATAAAAGTTTAAATGGGTTAAATTATTTTAATGTAAATGGATTTAATATATTAACTGCTCATGGGAATTTTGAAAAAAATATTAAAACTAGTATTAAAGAATATGAAGATACTTATGATATTAATATTAATTATTTTTTAGTTGGACATTTACATTGTAAAAATGAAATTGAAATTGCCAAAGGTAAAGAAGTTATTCAGGTTCGTTCTATAATGGGGATAAATGAATATTCTACAATGTTAAAAAGAACGTCCGATGCAGGTGCTATTATGTTTACTATTGATCAAGAGCAAGGTAAAAAATATATAAATGAAGTTAAGTTTAATTAAATAAAATATTATTAATGTATATGAAAAAGTCAGGAATTTATTTCTGGCTTTTTTTATTATGTAAAAAATTAAATTAAAAATGAATTAAAGGGTGTGAAAGAATGGCAGTTACTGATGATGGAAAAGATAGAAAAGAATGTCCAATATGTCGTTCTAATAAATTAAGAAGTTCATTACATTTTTATAAAGCTTATAATGAAAAAATTAATCCAGATGGATTGGTAAATTATTGTAAAAAATGTTTACATGATATGATTGAATATAATGATGATAAAGAACCTACTGAATTTTCATTAAGAAAAATGTTAGCATTAATTAATAGACCGTTTATTTATAGTTGTTTTAATTCTGCAAAAAAAAGTCAAAATGATTTTTTAGGTTCTTATATAAAAAATATAAATATGGTTCAATTTAGACTTTTAGGTTATAAAAATAGTAATGCTCCAATTAATGATAATAATATTTTTAATGATAATGACGTATGTGGAATAGAAAAACAAGTTATAGATGATTTTAAAATTACTACTGATATGATTTCAAGATGGGGTTCAAAATATAATAAAAAACAAATTATGGATTTAGAAAAATTTTATCAAGATATGTTGATTACTCATACTATTGTAACACCCCAACATAAAAAATCATTAGTTTTTATATGTAAGATACAATTAAAATTAGATTATTATTTAGAAACTGATGATATGGGTAATTTTACAAAATTACACACTCAATATCAATCATTATTAACATCTTCAGGTCTTAGACCTATTGATACAATTGGTGGAGATGAAGCAACTGGAATGCGTTCATTTAGTCATATTTATGAGGAAGTTGAGAAAGATGGGTATTTAGAGCCAAGAGAATATACTGAAAAACAAGATATAGTAGATAAAACTATAATGTATCTTTTAAACTATACATTAAAATCAGTAGGAAAATCAAAATTAATTGAACCTCCTAAAGATACCCCTAAAGTGGGTGTAATATAATTGTGAGTAATCATATTAATTTTGAAACTGATGAAAAAAAAAATAGTAATAGTATAATAAATAAACCTAATTTTAATGTTACAGATTTTCAAAAAAAAACTTTTGAAGATATAAAAAAAGAATGGCGTAATTATTGTGAATTTTGGATTACTTATCCAGATATATTTATTGATTTTATTAAATCTAATGATTGTAAAATTGATTTATATTTTTATCAAAGAATATTTTTAAGAATTTTTTTGCGTTATCGTAGAGTTTTTATTACTGCAACTAGAGGTACAGCAAAAAGTTTTACGGAAATACTAGCAATGTATTTAAAATGCATGTTTAGACCTAATATAAAATTATTTATTTGTGCTTATGGTAAAGAACAAGCTGCTAAAATAGCACAAGATAATATTTCAGATATATGGAGTTATTTCCCTATTTTAAAAGGAGAAATTAAATATAAGTCTTTTACTAAAGATTATACTAAATTAGTTTTTCATAATGGAAGTAGATTTGATGTTGTTCAAGTAAAAGATTCTACAAGAGGTGGAAGACGTAATGGTGGAGCTATTGAAGAAATTTCTAATGAAAAATTTAATGGAGATCTATTACATTCTGTAGTTATTCCTTTAATGGCTAATAATAGACTTGCTTCTTGTAAAGGATATGATCCTAATGAAATACATAAACAAGAATGGTATTGTACTACTGCAGGAACTAGACAATCTTTTTCTTTTAAAAAAATGAAAGAAATTTATGCAGATATGTTAAATGGAAAATCAGCATTTAATATAGGTTGTGGCTATGAGTTGCCATGCATGCATGAACAATTAGATATTAATTTTATAAATGAACAAAAAGAATCACCTACATATAATCCTTTAGCTTTTCAAAGAGAATATGAATCTATATGGACTGGCAGTAGTGAAGATTCATTAATTAATTTAGAAAATTTAAATAAATGTAGGATATTAACAAAACCTGAATTAAAAGCTGAAGATAAAAATGCAGAATATATTTTAGCATATGATGTAGCTAGAGCAGAGGGTTCTTTAAATGCACAATCTGTATTGGTAATTATAAAAACAATATTAAAAGCAGATAGTACTTTTCAAAAAAATGTAGTTAATATATTTAGTTTTGAAGGAACACATTTTTTAGAACAAGCTTTATTTATAAAAAAAATGGTTAACACTTATAAAGCTAGAATTTTATGTTTAGATACAAACGGA